GACCTTGGGGGGGTGATTAGCCGAAGATCGGCGGCTCCCTACTCGTCCGAGGTGAACAAGGCCGTGAGGCCAAGGTCATCCCAGTTCCAAAAGTTCTGGGAACTCGGGCGAGTGGAGAGTAGGGCAAGGGGGCCGAACGTCGTAAGACGGTCGACCTGGGAGTCGTGGAGTTCGTGGGCCAAGAGGGGTGGGCGGGAGACCGAGAGGTCCCTCACGCGAACCCGGATCGGAGGGGTGGGCTTTGGCTTGAAGCCCCCGGACCAGATCCAGCCTACGGGCGTTGGACGCCATGCCGCAATGGCCTGCTCGCTCATGGTGCGCGAGGTGGCCGAAGCGGCTCTCCGGAGGAGTCGGACGGACGAGCGGAACCAGCTCGTCGACTCAACCGGAGGAACACACACGGGGGGTGGCCGCTCGTCTGCGGTACCCCCTGCCGGGGGAGGGAGGGACCCACCAGTCCCATCCTCCCCCCCCTGGGCGTCGGAGAGTTGCTCGGGGGCTGTGTCGGGGCCGCTACGCGGCCTCAATGACCAGCCCTCCTTGAGGGACTCTCCAATGCCCCAGCCCCTGATGTCCTCGATACGGAAGGGATTGTCATCGAGGATGGGAAGTCCGTAACCAGCGAGCACGAGGGCCTGCTGGAGGGCGGCGGTCCCGATCTCTGGCGTCTCCGACGTGACGAGACCCCACTCGACGAGACCCAACGACGCGAGGCGCCGGATGACATAGTCTTCGGCGGCTCGGGTGGTTGTGGTCGCGTCGGGGGTGTCCCACTTAAGTCGGGAGAGGCGCATTGACTCGGGGTCGGTGTTGTCGCGGAGGTAGGCTGCGATGTGCTTCTGGGCCTCGTTCATGACGTATGGACGAGTGGGCCGGAGGCCGAAGCCACCCAGCTGGCGGGGGACAAACCAGTTCATGAGGCCGGTCGGGAGGAGTTGTAGGAAATCCGACCAGACCTCGAGGAAGACGGTGTTGAGGCGATCAGCCTCCTCACCCTCTGCCGAGAGCAGGAACGTCTCTTGCCAGGAGGGGGCCGAGAGGAAGAATTCCGCGGCGGTGATGGACCGGGGCGGGCACAGGACGGCCAAGGAGGCCGAGGGGACCCTCCGCCATGAGCGGGGAGGTCTCACCAGGGCCGGGGCGAGGCGGGCCTGCAGTTCAACCGGAAGGCTGGACAGCTGAGGGCCCACCAAGCCCTGGACGTCGTAGGGCTGGAGGTCGATGCGGAACATCTGGGAATTGAGTTGGATGAAGTCCCGCGATCTGAAGTTCTTCCCCACGGAGGGGCTCAGGCCGAACAGGGAGGTGACCCGGGACCACTCGTCGTAGGCGGCGGCACCGGCCGTAAAGCCGATGTCGTCACCGTTGATAAGGATCCCGGATCGACCTATGCGTCGACCCCAGAAGCGTCGAGGGCAGGGGGCTGGCCCCTGGGCCTCGGAGTTGGAACCATCGGGTGGGAGGGCCGTGGACCTGGGGGGACCGCGAGGTCCCCTCCGTCCCGGAGCCCCCTCGACCCGACGGAGGGCCATGACGGTGAGGGCAAGGTTGGCGATACAGAGGACGGGAAAAGAGACGTTCGAGCCCATGAGCTGGCCCCACTTCTGGGGAAGCTCCCCCTCATCAAACGTCAAGTAGACGTGGCCCGTGAGGGCCCTGATGAAGAGGTCGGCGAGTTCCGGACGGAGGCCCATTGCCTCCGCGAGCTCCTGACCGACAAGGTTCGAGACGCCCGGGTGTAGGTTGTCAGTTGCACCCGTGTAGTCCCCTGAGACGTAGAACAGATCTGGTGGAAGGACCGAAGTTCCGAGGACCTCTGTGAGGAGGCGCTCGATGTTCCGGTCGGGGATCTCCTTAGTGAGACGGAACTCGGGGAGCTCTTGAAGCGCCCGGTGGACCGCCTTCTGGATGACCTGGCAGACCCAGTAGGGCATCGTGGGGCCCTTGCTGATGACCCGGACCTTGAAGGGCTCGGGTAGTCCGACGGGTATGACACCCAGAGGAGTGTTGAAGTGTTCCAGCAGTTCGAGGAGGGGGATCCATGGGACATTGGCGATCAGCGCATGCTCCGCGCCGGAGCTCTCGTTGACCGCCCGAAGGACCGGCTGAGGGTAGAAGGACTGAGCGGGGTCGAGATGGGCCTCGGCGGCCGAAAAGGCTGCACGAGGACCCTCTCTCACCCCCCAACTCCAGTCCCTCCTCCCCCCTGGCCCATGGTCTCGTATGGACTCCTCCACCGTCTCCACCCACCTGCCCAAGGCACCGCCCTCACTCCGCAGGGAGTCGAGCCTGGCGTTGGTTGATGGCAGGGGGATCGGCACAGTGACTCCGGCTAGCTTGCCGGACATCGCTTCCACGATCTCCCTGACCACCCCACGCAGCTCCTCCCAGTCGGCCGGGGCGGGCCGGGGCGCACCGTCCCGCTCTCCGAAGAGGGCGGGACCCCACTTTTGTACAGCCTTGTTGACGGTCGAGCGTGACACCTC